TACACCGCACCGAGGCTCGGGGGATAAAACTGCACGTTTAAACTCTGTTGCTGATATAGTACGCTCAGGACTTGTATGGGTTCCACAAACACGTTGGGCAGAAGAAGTAGTTGAGGAAGTTGCAGGGTTTCCGTTCATGTCTAACGATGACTTGGTGGACACAACTATAATGGCGTTGATGCGGTTTAGGCAAGGTGGCTTCATATCCCTACCAACCGACGAAGCTGAGAGCGAGCCTTTGTACAGGCACCGTGGCGGATACTATTAAAGGATAAGAAGATGGATATTGGAGCGGGGCTAGCTAGTTTATATAGGAGGCTACCTACCAACATGCGGTTGTTAGGCGAGTATTTAGTTGGCGTAGATACCCCCATCACTGCAAAAGACTTTAAGCCAGAAGAATTGGCGTTTATTCGCCAACAAGTAACGCAGCAGCAGCAACAAAATATGTTGCAAGAACAAAAACTTAGAGACGAAGTTGATTTTTTACAGCAGCAATCGCAAGCAACTTCCGGATTAAGACTAGTAAATCCTGAAAAAAGACTAGAGGAAGCACTAAGTGATTTGGGTACATACGGTAAAACTAGGGGCACTACAGCTATAACTGACCCCTATAAAAAAAGCAGGGAAGTAGTGGACCAAGGCTACTCCTCCTCTTTGATTAAATCGTTTACCGACCCTCAATACAATGTAGCTACTAGCTTAGGTAAGTATGTGGCTGAAGACGATAACGGAGGGTTACGTATAAAAGACACGTACGATTTTAACCCAAAGGAAAGAAAGCTGCCCGGTGGTTTGGCAGCGCTTAGAAATGTAGCTAATAGTCCAGAAGTACTTTTTGAGTATTTAGCAAACATGGTAGAGCGCAACGCTAGACCAGTAGATTTGTATTTAGAGGATTAGGTAATGGCAATTGAAAAAGGTTTGTACGGTATGCCAGAAGGCATCGAAGAAATGGGCGAGCCGGATGCTGTAATAGAAATGGCTATCGCTACTGACGAAGACATGCCCGTTATGGTAGAGCTTGAAGATGGCAGCGTTGAAATAAGTTTTGGCGAAGAAATTGAAGAAATTGATGCCGCGCCGTTCGATGCGAACTTGGCCGATTACTTAGAAGACAATCAACTGGAAGAGATTTCTGGTGATCTGTGTGAGGCTGTGGAAGGTGACATGGCCGCTCGACGTGACTGGGCGGAGACGTATGTTACGGGTCTTGACGTTTTGGGCATGAAGTACGAGGAGCGTACTGAGCCTTGGGAAAACGCCTGTGGTGTGTACTCTAACGTCCTAGCAGAAGCGGCTATCCGGTTCCAAGCGGAGGCCATGAGTGAGACGTTTCCTGCTGCGGGGCCTGTAAAGACTAAGATTCTAGGGGAAGTCACTCAAGACAAAGAAGACGCAGCTCTCCGTGTTAAGACGGATATGAATTACGAACTGACTGAGGTTATGGTCGAGTACCGTCCCGAGCATGAAAGGCTACTATACAGCCTTGGTTTGGCTGGTTCAGCGTTTAAAAAGGTGTATTTTGACCCTAGTTTAGGTCGTCAGATTGCCCTGTATATCCCTGCTGAAGACGTGATTGTGCCCTACGGTGCCTCTAATATTGAGTCCGCAGAGCGCGTTACGCATGTCATGCGCAAGACAAAGAACGAAATGGTTAAGCTACAGGCTGCTGGGTTCTATCGAGAAATAGAATTGGGCGATCCTGTGTCGTTTTTCTCCGATGTTGAGGAGGCTAAAGCAGAGCAATCAGGCGTTTCTTTAACTTCTGATGACCGTTACACCGTGCTTGAAGTGCACGCTGACCTGAATATTGACGGTGTAGACGGGGCAGATGGCGAAGATTCCATGCAAGTCGCAAAGCCTTATGTAGTAACGCTTGAGAAGGGTACGGGCAAGGTACTAGCCATACGCCGTAACTGGAACCCCGACGATTCTTTGACGCTCAAGCGTCAACATTTTGTTCATTATGCATACGTCCCCGGATTTGGCTTCTATGGCCTTGGTTTAATTCACATTATTGGTGGCTACGCTCGCGCCGGAACTAGTTTAATCCGTCAATTAGTTGACGCTGGAACGCTATCTAACCTCCCCGGGGGCCTTAAATCTCGTGGGTTACGGGTTAAAGGGGACGACACGCCGATTGGTCCCGGTGAGTTTCGTGATGTAGATGTGCCTTCAGGCTCGATCCGCGACAACATTATGACTCTTCCTTACACGGAACCTAGCCAAACTCTCTTTGCTTTACTTAAACAGATTACTGAAGAGGGCCGACGTTTAGGGGCTATCTCAGACATGAACATATCCGACATGAGTGCTAATGCTCCTGTTGGAACTACTCTTGCGCTACTAGAGCGTACGCTCAAACCAATGGCTGCGGTGCAATCCCGTGTCCATTTCTCAATGAAACAGGAATTTAAACTCCTGAGAAAGATCATTGCTGAGTACGCGCCAGAAGAGTATTTGTACGTGCCTGACCGTGGTGAACCTCGCGCAAGACGCGACGATTACGCTATGGTGGAAGTAATTCCCGTCAGTGATCCTAATAGCAGCACGATGGCACAACGCGTTGTGCAGTACCAAACCGTGTTGCAGATGGCACAGGCCACCCCACAAATTTACGATTTGCCTCAACTCCATCGCCAAATGATTGAGGTTTTAGGTATTAAGAACGCCGACAAACTTGTGCCTACTAAAGACGACATTAAACCTACCGATCCGGTAAGCGAAAACATGAACGCTATAGTTGGCAAGCCGATAAAAGCGTTTATTTATCAAGACCATGCAGCGCATATCGCTGCTCACCAAGCTTTTATGCAAGACCCGCAGATCATGGCGTTTGTTGGGCAAAACCCAGCAGCTCAGCAAATTATGGCGGCGCTTAATGCCCACATAGCTGAGCATATTGCCTTTGATTATAGAAGCCAGATGGAAACTAAACTTGGCGTACCTCTCCCTCCTCCAAATGAAGAGTTAGATGAGAAAGACGAAGTGCTTCTTGCTCGACTTATCTCGGACGGTGCTAAACAGCTTACACAACAAAAACAGGCCGCAGCAGCAGAGCAGCAGGCCCAGCAAAAAGCCCAAGACCCCATCATCCAGATGCAGCAGCAAGAATTGCAAATTAAACAGGCTGAGCAGCAGCGTAAAGCTCAGAAAGATCAAGCAGATACGCAACTTAACGCGGCAAGATTACAGCTTGATGCAGAAAAAGCCCAAACCACCGCTACTATTGAAGCGAGCCGTATAGCAGCGCAGAACGAACAAGCGCAAGCTAAGAACGATTTGGACGAGGCGAAAGCCATACTAGATTTAGCAAAAGCTAGAAAGGAGGGGCAAAGGCCCCAATAAGGAGGTGATCCTCTATTTTTAAACCACAGGAGTTAGAACCCTATGAAAGATGTACGACGTGACCCTAAAAAGGTAAACAATGGGCAAGAATACTCGATTAGAGAGGTACATATTGCAGCATTAAGAGCTATGTACTGCCTTTGCCATGATGCCGCAGTAGAGGAGCCTAACGAAGCTATGAAGTCCTCTCAAGCAGCGCTAAACATAGCGAACGCGCTTGATATCCTAGATAATTTAGGGAGATAAATTTAATGGAAATGTCGAATATAAACAATGCGCCAATAATGAAGTGTTATATAAGCAAAGACGGGGTTAATTATGTCTTCAATTGTGAAAAGTGCGACCGCCGTCATTTTCATGGGGCTGGGGATGGGCACAGACTTTCACATTGCCCGGGCAACTACCCGAACGGCTATTGGCTGGAACATGATTCCGAAGAACAAGAACGGCAAGACGATACGGGGTACAAAATTAGCGAGTTAGAGGCAAGGATAGAATATATCGAAACGCGTCGCCGCGAAGAATCTAAGGTAGATGAAAAAGTAATAATGGAGTTAATTGAGCGTGTAAATTATTTAGATGCGCAGGTGGAGGGTAGATAGTGGCTACAACCGTCTTTGACGTGCTGAACGAAAAATTAACAGAGCTTAAAGGCTCTAGCGAAGAATTCTTAACCTCGGGGGGTCCTAAAGACTTTGCCGAGTATAAGGAGGTGTGTGGTGTGATTCGAGGTCTAAACGCTGCATTAAGAGAAGTAGGTGACCTTTCGCGTAACTATATGGATGACGAAGATGACTGAAACAGTAACCGTTAGTGGGGT